CAAGCATGGGCAGACTTCGAGAAATCACATTTGAAACTAATGGCACTCAGCGGTTAGATGATCAATTCAAACAACACTTGCACACCTGGACCTCTCATCATGGGCAAGACTTCTATAGAGAAGTTACATTTAGTGTGAGTGCTAAACTACCCGGGTCAGGTGAGTCATGGTCGGATGCTATTTGTCCAGACGTAGTATGCGAGTATGAAGAATATGGTTACACCTATTTGAAACTGGTAATTGCAACAGAACAGGATCTAGCAGATGCAGAACAAGCAGTCTTGGAGTATCGCACAGCAGGCTTCTCGGGCCCTGTGTATGTTATGCCTGTTGGTGGTGTTGAGCGGGTGTATACCCTTAACAATCGTGCAGTGGCAGAAATGGCAATGCGAAAAGGCTGGCGGTACAGTGATAGACTACAAGTGCCACTCTTCAAGAACGAGTGGGGAACCTGATGGGGATATTTGATCGATTTCGCAAAAAGCCCGAACCAGTAAAAGTCCGAGCCGAACCCAAGCCTAAAGCACCAGAGAAAACTGAAAAAGAACTGGCTACTGAAAACAACGAACCTTACGTGAGCATTGTGCGCATGGATGTGGATCCCAACAACTTGCACCAGGGTGCGTTTGAACTAGACTGGAACGATATCTTTGTGGCAAGATTGGTCAAAGCCGGCTACATGATGAAACCCAATGATACAGATTCTGTTATTGTGGATCGGTGGTTTCAGAATATCTGCAGACACGTGGTCATGGAGACCTGGGAACAAGAGCAAGCCATAGGCAAGCAATATGTAAACACACGTGACATAGGTGGCGGACGTAGTGAGGTAAGTTGATGGAACCTCTCAAACCACCGGCCACATACAAAGTTTACACAGTGATCAAACAGACAGGCTTGAGCATGAACTATGTTTATGTATCCATGCAGAGTAGCATAAACTATGGGGCAGGTTTTTACGGAACCAGACACGAAGCCGAACAGGCTCGCACATTCGAACTACTCAAAGAAACCACAGTGCCTAAACCTCAGTTTCATGTTTTTGAACTTGAAGTACCTAACCCAGCATACCAAGAATGATATTCAACCACATCAAACAACTCAAACAGGATGGCAAAAAAATTGGCATCACCTTTTCTACCTTTGACCTGCTCCACGCAGGCCACATTGCCATGCTGAGTGAAGCCAAGAATCACTGTGACTACCTCATTGCTGGCCTCCAAACAGATCCAACTATTGATCGACCAGAGACTAAAAATCGCCCTATACAAAGTATTGTGGAGCGACAAATACAGTTGGCCGCATGTCGTTATGTAGATGAAGTTGTTGTTTATCAAACTGAACAAGATCTTGTTGACCTCTTGCTAATCTTGCCGCTAGACGTGCGTATCCTGGGTGTGGAATACGAAGGCAAAAACTTTTCAGGACAGGGTGAATGTTATGATCGTGGCATCGAGTTGGTGTTCAACGGAAGAGACCACTCGTTCTCCAGTTCAAGTTTACGTAAAAGAGTAGTGGCAGCAGAGACAGAAAAAGTTTTGCTACAAAAATGATACTGTATGTAAACGGTGACAGTCACACCGCGGCCGCAGAAGCAGTCAACCCTTATGCCTTTGCTGAAGATGATGGCTTGTATTACGCATTGGGTCGTAGGCCACATCCAGACAACGAGCGTGTGAGTTGGGGGTGTGAACTAGCCAATCATCTCGGAGCCATTTTATATTGTGATGCAGAAAGTGCCAGTAGCAATGCTCGTATCATGCGCACCACACGAGCATGGTTGCAACAGCAAGATAGTCTTGACGACACTCTAGTTGCCATTCAATGGTCAACATGGGAGCGACAAGAATGGTTGCATGATAACATCTGGTATCAAGTCAATGCTAGTGGTGTGGATGATGTGCCTGCAGATCTACAAGATCGATATCGAAAATTCATATCCGATATTGATTGGGCCGAAGCAAGACAATATGCACACAGTCAAATTTGGCAGTTTCATAGAGAACTGCACCTCAACGGTATTCGTCATGTGTTCTTTAATGGTAACTCAGATTTCTCAGGTGTACCAAATCGCCACAACTGGGATACAAACTACATGGCACCATATGATCCAGACCAAACCTATAATAGTGTGCTCAAAAACAACGGTTTTAAAACGGTAAGCCCAAAATCTTGGCATTTTGGAGAGGCAGCCCATTGCTTTTGGGCCCAACATGTGCTACAATACATCAACAATAACAACTTGATTGCACACAATGAAATACGTACTGATTGACACTGCCAACATGTTCTTTCGTGCCAGACACGGAGCATTTAGAGCCGCAGACTCTTGGACCAAATTGGGCTTTGCTCTACATGTTACACTAATGGCTGTGAACAAGATGGCCAAGCGATTTGAAGCAGATCATGTGGTTTTCGCACTGGAAGGTCGCTCATGGCGCAAGGACTATTACAAACCCTACAAAGCAAATCGTGCTGTGGCTCGAGGTAAGATGACCGAAGCAGAAGCAGAAGAGGACAAACTGTTTTGGGAAACGTATGACGAACTGACTAAATACTTGGCTACGAAAACCAATTGTAGTGTTATCCGATGTGCCACTGCCGAAGCAGATGATATCATAGCACGTTGGATTGCTTTACACCCCCAAGACGAACATGTTGTGGTCAGTTCAGACACAGATTTTGTGCAATTGCTTGCACCCAATGTCACGCAATACAATGGCATTGCTGATGAATTACTAACCATTGAGGGTATATTTGATGCTAAAGGTAACCGTGTCAATGATAAGAAAACTAAACAGCCAAAAACGATCCCGGATCCAGCCTGGTTGTTATTTGAGAAGTGTATGCGTGGCGACCCCTCAGACAACGTATTCAGTGCGTATCCTGGAGTACGTGAAAAAGGCACAAAGAATAAAGTTGGTCTCCGTGAGGCCTTTGGAGACCGAGACAAGCGCGGATACAATTGGAACAACATGATGTTGCAACGTTGGACCGACCCGGATGGCGCCGAGCATCGTGTGCTGGATGATTATGAACGTAATTGTACCTTGATTGACTTGACTGCTCAACCTGCAGACATCAAGGCCACAGTAGACTCGGCCATATGCGAGCAGATTTCGCATAAGGATGTGGGGCAAGTGGGTGTGAGATTTATGCAATTCTGCGGCAAGTATGAATTGAACAAGTGTAGCGATGCGGCCGAACAGTTTGGTCGCTGGCTCAATGAAACATATAAAGGAGTGCTGAATGATATTAGCCAAACCAGTAGTAGAGAATCAGTATTGGATTCTCAAGAAGGATAATCGCAAGATTGGTCAACTTGAACTAAAAGAGAACGGCAACTGTACCATAAAAATTCTCGATAGTGTAGTAAGTTACAAAACAATCAAGATGGCTCGAGAGGCAGTTGACATCCAGTTCGAGCCGGCCGAAACTGTAACTCCATTGCCCCCAAACGTGGTATATGGCCACGAAGTTGAAGGTGATGTATTCAATCCACTCTGGGACGTGAAACATCGGTTGCCACTGTTCACTAGAGAAGACAAAAGCAAGTCGTGGTTTGCCGCAGGTTGGTACCGGGTCAAACAACACCGCAAGTGGAAGACCGTACAACACCCTAAACTTATTACCTTGGAGCGTTATGCTTATCAAGGCCCATTTCAAACCAAGGAACAAGCAAGTGTCTAATCCGTTTCGAGATCAAGAAAAATTCATGCGGGCCTGCGAACAAACAGTGGGCGAGTTCAACGAAGCACAATACCAACTGTATTGTAATCTCATCAGTGAAGAATTTGATGAGTTGGTGGCCAGCAAGACCAAAGTGGATGACCTTGATGCCTTAATTGATATCCTTGTTGTGACTATTGGTGCCATCCATAGCCTAGGTGCTGATGCAGAAGGTGCTTGGAAAGAAGTCATGAGCACTAACTTTGCCAAGATTGATAAACAAACAGGTCGTGTGCGCAAACGTGAAGATGGCAAGGTACTCAAGCCAGCTGGATGGACACCGCCCAACCTAGAACCTTTTGTGTCATGAGTCTACACATCAATCGTTTTATTGACAGTATCAAAGCACACGAATCACGCGGTCAGCGTGATTTTGTCATGACCATGCGTGAAGCCAAGGACTTGCAAGGTGACATTACAAAATTGTTACTCACCTTAGAAACTTTGCATACTCAAAATACCCAATCTAAACAAGAAATAATTTCGGTAGAAATGAGTGGTGGCAGTTTCAAAAGCACGTAGTTATTGAGATAAATAAACTACGGAGATAATGATGTCGAGACCCAAACCAAATGTGTTGATTGAACACACTGACAAAGCAACTTACAAGACCGAACAAGTGTTGGCCTCCGAAGGAGTATGGGCTGTATTCTTTGATACCAAACCCATCAATTTAAAAACGTCAAACATGCTCACACAATACCCAGGACCCAAGTACAAGAAGGTTTCATTCTCAAATCCCGGCCATGCCAAGAACTTGGCACGTAAACTCAACACACAATTCAGGACCGACAAATTCACAGTCGTGCTCTTGACGCAGGGGGCGCAAGTATACCC